CCCGAAGAAGCAGCAGCACCGATAGACGAAGATGTTGAGTACCCGGATGTCAATAATTTCTGCTGTAAAGTGCCTTCAGATGCATCACTTGCTTCTCAATATGTTGAAATGATCAGGCAATTCTCTGATTCAAAACCCCTCATGAAATGTTTACTCAATGCCCTCGATATCACTTCAAACTTCTTATCAGCAATATCAGACAAGGATAGCTTTAATGAATCTCAAGTGGTATTGATAAGTGAATTTCTTAAATTCAGGCATGATGTTTTGTCTTACAATATCATGACTTTGTGGCTGTCTAAGGACATAGCTTTCAAAACAGATGTGCCTTTTAGGAATTTTGGTCTAGATAGTAAAAGGACTCCTGACTACATAGAAGAGATCGATGACATTATAAATATTTATGAGATATCATACACCAGTATAAGCTCAAAGGGTGCTGCACAAAAAGGTTATTCCCTGGAGACCTCAAAGTACCGAACAGAAATCAACCAGTTAGTCCAGATGGGTAAGAAGGTCAATTATTACCCTATACTCTTCGGTCAAGACGGTTCCATACCTGATACTGTTGCTTCGTGGGAACAAATGCTAAAGATAACTGCTTCCGACGAGATGGTTGACGTTCTGAGAAGATTGAGAGAATTCACTGCCAGGGTTCCTAACCAGGTACTGTCTGTTTCTTTTTACAAAGATATTGACTCGGTATTTGAGACAGATGAGAAGTTTTATGAGCACACGAAGACTTTTGAAAACAGACCATGGGAGTTTAAGCAAGTTAAAACCAACAAAGTTGCTTTTGAAACTTGCTTCAAACACATAAATGGTAATCTTGAAGACAATGTGATGTATCGTCTAACCAAACAAAACAGATGGTACAAGGTTTTTGAAGTGGGGCAGAACGGCTTAATGGGCAAAGATCTTAAAGATTTTAAAGCAATAAGCAAAGATTATGCAGCATTAGAATTGTACAAAACTTTAAGAGATAAATCAGATGAACCTGACTTAGTGATGATGGCTTTACCCTTCAAACAGAATGACATAGATATAAAGGAAATCACGCATGGGGCAAAAATAATAGACTGCAAAGACAATCAATCAGAGGTTTATCAAATGAAAGATTACATTTCCTCGAGCTATTTTGACACCTTCTGCGAAAAGCTGATGAAGTATAAGCCTATAAAAACTTTGTCAAAGGTTGTGGATGAAAAAGCAGTAACAGAAGCAATAGAGATATTTAACAATGAGATGATTAAGATGAATGATTTGAATGCAGATGCAAAGCCTAGCAAGATATACGATCCTAGAGATTCTTTCCTGTTCTTACCTGACAGAGATATGGTGGACTGCAATATAAATGATTTCAGTAAATTCGATTTCACAGTATTAGGGAAATCGAGTTCATCATTATCTTTGATTAAAGAAAGAATTAAGATGGACTCCTTGAAACCCTATGAATTGCATTTCATCGACACATCTGATGACATAGAGCAGCTAAAAATACTAAATAGAGAATTATTCTGCAAATTGATCCCTTACAAGGAGGGAAATAGGGTACCAACTGTGAAAGCAGCCATAAAGAAAGGTTTGGATCAATCTGTAATCTCTCCAATCACTGCACAGATCAGGAGCCTGAATTACAAAGTCAGCCAGTCTAAGAAAAAGAACAATAGTGGCACAGTTAGGATTAATGGATACATAAGAAGAAAGATCAAGGACGAAAAGAATTGGCATTCATCAGCAGGCTACAAGGGCGTTGGCATGATTGAGGATTCAAACAACCTTGATACCTTAGTTGAAAATCTTTGGGTTGTAGTCAAGCCTCTAAGTTTCAAATTGCAAGAACCAATCAATTCTGATGACAGCAAACAGTTTCTACACTTTAAAGAAAAATTTCTGAATGAACTTAGGGAGCATGACGGTGAAATAAGAGAGACTTATATTTTCAAATTGGCAGTTTTAGCATCAAGACTTGCTTACACACTCATGGCTGTTTCAAACAAACCTTTTGGTTCAAACAATCTGATAATTGACAATTTGGGTGCCACTGAAATGCTTCTGATTGTGCAAGGCGGCTCAAAAATGGCTACCACAAAGAAATCAAAGTCTTTTAAGGTTATATATAAGCATGACATACTGTTCAAAGATTGGCAGAAAACTGGTAGGATTATAGCTGACACAGGTTTTGCTGAAACACCCTGGAAGAATCTTCATCAAGATGAAATGACTGATCTTTTAGCTGCGCCTTATAGATTACTGTGCTCTTATACCCTGTTGAGGGAGAAGGTGCCTAGAGGGCCTGCACAAGACATAATATCTCTG